AGCCTTTATAACATCTGGATGATTCTCGATTGCTGAATTGACTGCTTGTGCAGGGTCAGCATAAAAAGCATCTTCAAATGCAACTGGCTCTTCCTGTGGCTCTTCTATAGTAGTTTGTTTATTTTGTGCCTCAAGTAAACTCTGGATTAACTTCCGTTGTTCTCCAACTTCACTTCCTTGTTTACCATATGCCTGTTCGACATTCTGGTGCATTTCAATAACCTCTTGCATCGACTTACCCGCATACTTTTCTGGAATTTCATATTCAGCTTGTTCTGGTTCAGCAACATTACCATCTACCTCTACCTCTTCTACCGCCTCCGCTTGAACTTCCTGTGTTTCTGTTATAGGTTCATTTGCCGTTGGTGTTTCTACTACTATACTCATTTTTTTCTCCGCCCACTTAGGGTTGTGAAGTTATATTATGTTGGATTCTGATTATCAGATTCTTCCAACGCTAGGTTTGTTGCTGAATGTAAACTTAGAATTAAATTTATAACCAACAACTGACCCTTGGCGTGCCAAAGGTCTTGCTCAGAGTTCATGCTATTAACATTACTAGCACTATCCTCTAAATTTTTAAAATCTTCTATTAAGTCATGCCATCCTTCAGTTTCCATCATGGACAGCCTATCCTGTAGGAACTGAATATCTTCTTTTGGCATAACTTATTGTATTCTTTGTCTTATTGGTACTTCTCTACCAGCAGCTTTTGCTTTAGCTAGGTTCAATATGGTTTCAGACTTCAGATGTTCTACTTCTGGAACATTTCTTGCTGTTTCAGAGCGTTGTCTAGCTGTATCTGCCTGTATTTTTTCTAATTTAACTGCTTTTTCTGCTGTATCAATCTCATTAGGCTGGTTCAGCATAGCTTCAGACTGCCATTTAATAGCCTTGGCAGTTTCTTCCTTGGCTTCTGCAAGAGTTTTCTGTACATTTGCCTGTGCTTGTTGCATTTGTATTTCTAATGCTGCTTGTTGCATCTGTTCTAACTGAGGGTCGCTTTCTTGTCCTTGTTGTAGTGCAAATACAATAGCATCACGGTTATGAATACTGGAATTTTGCAACATAGCCAGTAAAATCACATTAAATGCAGGTGAATCTTTAGGCATAGACTGTAACATCTGTACCATTTGCTGCATTTCCAACTCTTTAGCCATAATACCCATAGTAGAATAAGGTACAAACTTATAATCACTAACAGGATAGCGGTCTACATCAAACTGTATTTTTCTCCACATCGACTTATTAATCATTGGAATAAGGAATGTGTTTTGAAAATTCATTAATGTGCGCTTCTGTCTTTTAATTGAAGCAGATTGCATCATACTCATGCCAGATGCAGTTTCTTGCTGTGGCATAGACATATCTGCACTACCTGTACCCATCTGAATCATGTTCTGTAGACTAGCTACTTGATTAAATGTCGATTGGTCTGTTACTCCCATATCCAAAGGCATGATAGCCTCTCTAGGATTACCATTAGTCAGTACAGTTTTACCTGTACGAATCTCGAATTTCGTTCCTCTCGGCAATCGAGTAGCATCGGCAGCCATCATCGGAGTAGTAGTCATCGCCAATGAGTCAATTCTCGCCCTCATCTCTGCATCTAGTGCCTTTTGTGGGTTATATCCCTTCTCACACACGCCTCTACCCCAAAATTTATTGGGTACAATGTCGTGTTGGTAGGAAACAAAGGGTCTATCAACCATCATAAAGGCATTTTCCTCTACTCTAAGGATATGCTCATCATTACATATTGTAACAACCGCCTCGACTAACTCATCTTTCTTAGTATATTCAAAATCGTCTTTATCAGCCTTCTTTTTAAGGAATCTCTTGGGTACTAAACCCCAATATTCGCAGATTTTTACAGAATCGGACTCATCTGCCTGTCTTGTTTCTACATCAAATCCCATATTAACAGTATCATAATCACCAGTAAGGGGTACATCCCTATAAACTCCACTCTGAATACCTTGTACTACATGGTATCTAGGCTTGATTACCTCATGTGCGACACCTAACGCTTCATTTATAGAATTTGCAGCAGGGTCTATTAGAAATTCTTTTGGAGAGATGGGTTCAACCGCTATATCAATAGAAGCATATTCAGTAATACCCCTATATCCTGTCATAGAACCTTCAACAGCCTCTTCTGAAGGTGCTCTTTCCATTGTTTGATTGACAACAATCTTTGCAATGCCTGTTCCGTAGATTGCACCATTGAGAAATACCTCTGCAATCGCATCCTTGACACCTGTTTTTTCCAAATCTTCCTGTAAAAGATTACGGATATATTCTGCTTCTGATTTATCTTGGTCTAGGTAATTGTCTTGCAAATCAAACCATTTTCCACGACCAAATGTTGCTTCTTCCAGCTCTGCAACGCTTGATTCAACTGCTTGTTGTAATGCAGGTGCAATAATTCTTGAGCGTTCTGAGTTTCTTAATCTATCAGATGAATCCCAAATACCACGCCATAGTCTGTAATATTCATCCCATTTCGCTGTATAGTTAATTTCTCTATGGGTTCTCCACCCCTCAAGCCTATACATGAGCCAACTGGCAAGGGCTTGATATTGTTGTTCTTTATTATCGATAGTAATATCTCCTAATGAATACTTGTACTTAATGGTTCAATCTCTACAAGACCATCCATCAGTAATTTACAGATAGACAGGTCTACTGAATCATCAGCACCAACTAATTCTGGTAATTTTTCTAGCATCAAACTTGAAATGATTGAACAGGCAACCACATATCTTTTATCCAAGTTTTCTTTATTTTGGGAAAATTCTACAACTTTATCGAACTCTTCCTCACTTAATTCATCAATACCCAGCAACATCGTCTATAGGACTCCATTCTTCTTCTAATTCTATTGAGTGGGCGAAATCTGCAACACTAACTTGGTCTATATAGGCTAGACTATCAAGTAAATCGTCATGTGCTAATCTATTAGGAAAATCCATTAGTTGCGAGATAAACACTTTCCAATCCTTATCTGGATTAAAGGTTATCTGCCCATGTTCCATTCTCCCTTGCAATGACCAAGTAATTCTGTCATTCTTCTTTTTACCACCATGTCTTAATTCGGCAATACTCAACCATTGATTTTCGGTTCTCATTTCATCTTCAAGGTAGGGTAATATAGCATTTCTTAATGCTCCCACCTCAATACCAACAGTATTAGCCTCCACATCTATGGCTGCTTTTAAAATTCGTTTGGCTGTTTCCTTGATATTCCACCTGCCGTGGAGAATATCCTTTACCCACCATTTATCTCTATCTATCTTTACAATCGCAATGGCTGTTTCATCCAGCCTAGAGCGTTTTAAATTCCGTTCTTTCTCTGAAGATTCATAACCAGCAGGGTCAATAGCAATAACATAACTGCCTTCTTCTGGTTCTTCTTCCAGTTTAAACCAGCTTTCCTTGAAGATTCCACCAGTAAATGTTTCAAATGAAGCCTCGAACTCTTGTCGAAACGACATCGTAGACATATTCTTCTTCGATGCTTTTATTTCAGTTGCAGGTAAAAAGGGATTATCTATCGACTTAAACTGAAATCTATCCCAATCTTCATCTTCTTCTGCATCATTATACAAATCAAAGAAGTGATTTTTTCCTGCTGGAGTTCCTATAAACAAAGCTCTACCTTGAACATCAGCAAGCGAGGGTCTAATTATCTGTTCCCAAACGACAGGCTTCATAGAAGCGTATTCGTCTAGTACAACATAAGATATTCCTGTTCCTCTTAAAGTTTCTGGTCTATCAGAACCTTTTAAGTAAATTTTCCGACCATTTATCAATGTCAATACAGCCGTATTCTCATAGGCTTGTATTATTAAATCTTGACCTAAATCTTTCAACATCGCCCACATAATATCTTTGGCTTGTTGAAAAGTAGGTGCTATATAAAATACATCTTTACTTTTAGATTGAATCGCATTTATTAATAACAACCACGCAGATAGGTATGACTTTCCAAATCTTCTACCAGCAACAACAATCTTGAACCTTTTATTAGACTTGAATATCTCCAACTGAGCAGGGTGCAAGTCAATATTAAGTTCACTCATTATTTAAATTTACAACTACTTCATCGTCATCCTTTTCAATAGGTTCAACAAGTTCTCCCTCTGGAGTCGCATCAATGTGCTGTTGTATGCTATCCAGAGAGGAAACATTGATTATTACTTGTGCATCACTCTTTGTTCGTGTAGAGTCGATAGCCTTGTGTACAGGCAATATCCTATCTAGGCACATCTTCAAACAGTGCACATCTCCTTCCATTGCCTTCGATATGACTTTATCTACAATCTCTGGAGATTTACTTGACATCAACTCTCTTGCGAGGGCGGTGTATTTATTAACAGAACCTTTCGGTCTACCTGCTGGATTCAAAGGCTTCATGCCTTTTGAAAAGTTAGGATTACCTCGTTTTTTTTTGGATTCTGCCATAAGGCTCAGAGAAGAGTTATCTAGGTAGGGATTATACCATGTTTATTTCCTCAGAGGAAACTTTTTTGATTATAAGTTGAAATGCTGTTTTTTGTGTATTGGAGGTAATATATATTTTCTCATGCGAAGCATGAGCCTCCCCCTAGGGGAGGTTTGGCTTTGCACACAAAGCCATAGGTATTGACAAAGAGCAGTCAATGGTTTATTTATGCTCGGTCTAGCATAAGCCTAGAATAACTGAACTGTATATGGTTCTGTTATTTCCAGCCTTATTGCCAGCCCTCGCTAGGTGTTTATGCTTTGCATAAACTATTTAACTAATTGCAATGCTCAGCATTGCAATACAAAGCAATGCCTGTCAAGAGCATTGCCGCTCTGTTCTTTGGCTCTACATTTACTGAGCGATGAGCGAAACCTTAATGCTTTACGCACAACTTAGCGAGGAACGAGCATAGTTGTGCAATTTTTAAGAGCAATCTACAATGAAAGAGCAAGTAAATGTAAAAAGGATTATGGATATTTGTATTTTATTTTAGATATAAAAAAAGCCCTCTAAATAATAGAAGGCTTTTTATTTGTTGATGCTTAAAAAACTAAGCGT